GTGTCGATGATCATCTATATGGCTTGGGCCGGTTCGAAGATAGCCACCGCCAACAAGTCAATCCGCTACCTGGTCAACGACGAAAAAGACCTGTCCCGGGTCGGCTCGGCCGATGAAGCCGACGATCGGACCAACTCGTATCGATACAACAAAAAGATCCTCAACCTGTCCACAACCGAATATGAAGCCGGACCGATCTGGCAGGACCTCACAGTTCGGGCCGAAGTGATTTTCGAACTCTGGGTGCGTTGCCCAAAGTGCCTCACTTTGCAAGTAATGCATTTCGGAACAAAGGATTCCCCATCCGGGATCAAGTGGCCCGAGGACGAGCGGGATCCGGAGCGGATCAAGAATCATGACCTGGCCTGGTACCAGTGTGGTTGCGGCGCCAAGTGGGACAGCCACCTGCGCGACAAGGCCGTGCAGATGGGAGAATGGCGGGCCAAGGAAGACGGCCGGGAACTCTTCGCCTACCTCGAGGCGTACCGGCCGGTGCATATCGGCTTCCATCTGCCGAGCTGGGTTTCGAGTTTCATCACCCTGGGCAAGGTAGCCGCTGCATTCCTGGCCGGAGCAAAGGACAAGCTAAAGCTAAAGCACTTCACCAACAAGCACGCCGCCGAACCATGGCTCGAATACCACCAGGAAACCCGGGTCGACCGGATTCTGGCCCTGAAGGAAGAGGGCCGGCCTTCCGGCATCGTCCCGGGTGATAACAAGGTGGCCGCCCTGGTCTTCGGGGCCGACACCCAGGACGACGGCGTCTATTACAAGATCATGGCCGTGGGCTGGGGCCAGGTGCAGCAGTTGTGGAAAGTCCGGAGTGGCTTCGTCACCAGTTGGGAGGCCCTGGCAGAGGTTCTCTGGAAGCACCAGTACGTCGACGCGGCCGGCATCCCCTACCTGGTCCAGTTCGGGATCATCGATTCCCAAGGCCACCGGACCAAGGAGGTCTATAATTTCTGTCTGGATCACCGGGGGAAGATCCTGCCGTCGAACGGTAGACAGCGGATGCGGCAGCCGTTTTCCTATACCAACCTGCAGTTTTATCCGGCCAGCAAGATGCCGATCCCTGGCGGCCTGCAGTTAGTCAACATCAACACCACCTATTACAAGGACGATCTCGACCGCCGCCTTGACGTGGGGCCGGCCGATCCGGGCGCCTATCTTCTGGATGCGGACACCAACGAAGACTACTGCCGGCAGATGGATTCCGAGTATCGCGACGACAGCGGCATCTGGCAGCAAAAGGGCAGCCGGGCGAACCACTTCTGGGACTGCGGCGTCGGCTGCCTGGTGGCCATCGACATCCAGGATATCAAATTCTTGCCCGTCCCCGGTCAAGAGCCGGTTGAGCGGGGGGATAAAAAGCAGAAACAGGGGTCACAACCAAGGAGGAGATGGTAGATGGGAGCACTCGTGGGGATGAAGGAAATTTGTGAGCATGCCAAGAGAAGCGAGGCGACAGTGCTGGACCTGATCCGCAACGAGGATTTCCCGGCGGTGAAAATCAAGGGGGTCTGGGAGTCAGACACCGAAGAGATCTCCGCCTGGCGCAAGGGGAAAATCAACGGCAGCAAGACCAAAACCCGGAGGAACGCGGCATGATCGACCAGACAGATAAGTGGCGGTGGAAGAATTTCTGAAATAACCTGTCAACCATAAAGTTACCCGGTTTACCCGCATACACCCGCATACAAGCCCGGTTTACCCGCATATACCAAATTAGCCAAAACCACCGGATATAGTCGAGTCTGAACTCTCAGTCCCCTATATCTGGTGTTGAATGGCGATCAAAACCACCCAGGAACAGCTCGAAGAAGTCCAGGCGGCCATCACCAAGGTGATGAGGGGGCAGTCAACCACCATCGATGGCGAGATCATCACCCGGGCCGATCTCTCCGCCCTGCAGGACCGTGAAGACCGGTTGCTGCTCCGCCACCGCCAGGAAACCGGCCAGATCGCCACTCGGGTTTACGCCCGTAACGGAGGCCGGACTTGATGGCCGACCCCCTGCGCCGCGTCGGCAACCTGGTCGACTCCCTGGTCGGGGTTTTCGCCCCCGGCGCCCAATTGCGGCGGCGGGCCCTGCGCACCGCCCTTTATGCCGCCGCCCAGACCACCGACAGCCATTACGGCTGGAATCCGGTCAATTCCAACGTCAACGATATCATCCGCGGATCATCGCCGACGGTCCGGGCCCGGGTCCGCCAGCTGGTTCGCGACTTCCCCTTCCTGGCCCGGGCCGTCAACGCCATGGTCGATTACACCGTGGGCGAAGGGATTACATTCCAGGCCCGGGTTCTGAACCGGTCCGGCCAGCTCGACAACAGGCGCAACGGCGAGATCGAGGATGCCTTCAAGTTTTGGGGTGACGAAGCCGACGTTTCCGGCAAGCTCCATTATTACGAGATGATGCAGCTGTCCCGCCGGCAGGGGGTGGAGTGCGGCGAGTTCCTGATGGTCCGCAAGCACCTGGCCGACCGCAAGCGTTACCTGCCCCTGGCCTACCAGATGTATGAGCCGGACTGGCTTACCGATTACGCCGTCAGCCCCGCCGCCGGTAACAAGGTTGACCAGGGCATCGAATTCAAGCCGGATACCGGCCAGGTAGTCGCCTATCATTTCACCGATCCGGATGGCTGGGGCAAATCCCAACGCATAGAGGCCGAGTTTGTCATCCACGGGTTCCGCACGGTACGCCCCGGTCAGCTGCGCGGCATCACCGATCTTTCTCCCGCCGTGCTCCTGGCCCGCGACCTGGACGACTTGATGGGCGCCGAGCTGGACGGAGCCAAGATGGCAGCCAAGTGGCTGGCCATCGTCAAGACCATCGATCCTTATGGCCGGCAGGTGGCCAACAACCTGCAGACCGTGCCCGGCTCCGGGAAGAAGATCGAGACCTTGGAAAACGGCATCATCGAATATCTGGGCGTCAACGAGGATGTTGAGCTGAAAGCCAACCCCCGGCCCGGCTCCAACTTTCCGCCCTATGTTCGGCTGCTGTTGACCATGCTTTCAGTGGTTTCCGGCATCCCCTATGAGATCCTTTCCGGGGATTACCAGGGCCTCAACTTCACAACCGGCAAGATGATCCGCTCCGACCTGGCCCATCAGCTGCGGCCCATCGTCAAGCGGCATATCCGGCATTATTGCCTGCCGACCCAGACCGCTTTCATGGATTCCGCCGTCCTGGGCGGCAAGCTGGCCCTGCCCAGCTATTATGTCAACCCTCGGCCCTGGATGCGCGGAGAATGGCAGCCGCCCGGGATGGAGCCGGTCGATCCCAGCCGCGAAACCAAGTCGACCATCGACCAGATCAAGAACCTGCTGCGCTCGCCGCAGGAAGTTTGCCGGTCCCGCGGCCGGGATTTCGAGGAAGTGGTCAAAGAATGCGCCGACGCCAAGCAGATCATGGAAAATCACGGTGTAGCCCCGGAAGTGGTCAGCACTGCCCTGGCCAACAACACTGCCGCCATCGACAAGCAAAAGTGAGGATGACATGAGCAAGAGAAATCGCCGCCAGAAGAAGATCAGCCGCCAACCCTCCGGCCTTTCCGTGCGCAATTCACCCCACGGCCAGACCGCCGGCCAGGTACCGGATGGCCTCGATCGTTCCTGCGGCTATCGTGCCCTGGCCCTGCGCCTGTCGTCCGAGGGCGTTCCCGCCTCCCTGGATGAGAAGACCCGCTCGGTCGAGGTGGTGGCCGCCACCGAAACCCCGGTCCAAGTCTTCGACTGGGAGCGCTGGGAAGTGGTCAACGAGGTCCTGCTGATGTCCGGCCTGGAACTCCCGGCCAGCCGCCAGGTGGTGCTGCTCGATTCCCATTATCGCGGTGCCTCCGAGTCGGTGATCGGTTCGGCCCGCGAGCTGAAGGTGGCCGGCGCGGAGCTGCTGTGCCGGGTCCATTTCACTGGCCAGCCCGAGGGCGAAAGCCCTTACGCCAAGATGCGCGAGGGTCATCTTACCGACGTTTCTGTGGGTTACCGGGTCGGCAAGGCCGAGTGGGTGCCGGAAGGCGAAACCGCCAATATCCAGGGACGCAAGTTCAAGGGCCCGGTCAAGGTGGTCACCGAGTGGAAAATCCGTGAATTAAGCGTCTGTCCGATCGGGGCAGACGAATTGGCAAAGGCAAGGGCAGAGAATCCCGCGCCGCAAACTCATAAGGAGAACAGTATGGATCCGAAATTGAGGGCGTTCCTCGAACGGCAGGGACTGTCCAAAGACGCTGATGAGGCCGAGGCCTACCGCTTCCTGGCCGAGCTCGAAAAACGTATGCCCGCCAACCTCGACCAGGCTGCCACCGGCCCGACTGAGGCGGACGTGGAGAAGGCCCGCACCGAGGCGGTCGGCAAGGAACGCGGCCGGATCAGCGAGATCGACGCCATGTGCCGCAAATACGGCTGCGAGAATATCGCTGGCAAGATGATCGTCGACGGCATCAGTGTTGACGATGCCAGAGCCCAGGTCCTGGACCATGTGGCCAAGAGTCACAAGGCACCCAACGCCTTGGGCTTCCGGGTCGAAGTCGGTGCCGACTCCCGGGAGAAATTCCGCGACGCCGCCACCGATGGCCTGCTGCTGCGCGGTTCGGTTGCGATTCCAGAAGGGAGGCA